GCTCAATGAGCCTCCACTCTTTCGAGACTTGCCGCGGTTAAACCCGCGGACTTAGGGTGTAGATCTTAATCCGATTTACTCCTTGAACCCCAGGAATGCTAGCCCCAGGGCTACCTTTCAGATGCGGCGTAAAGCCGCTATCTTCCACACTTCCAGAATAGGTAGTGTAGAACGGGTAAACTCGGTCTCCGGGCAGGGCTGTGAAGTCCCGCTTCGGTTTACGAGTGAAGGTTTCAAAGACGTAACCACTCCATCCGCGGTCGCGACCGTGAGGTCGCAGACCACCGTCACCAATAAGGTGACCGTCTCCATAGCCATCAGGGCCCCAAACACGAAAGTGCTCGGGAATCCAAGAAAGGACTAAAGAAGAGAGCTCTTCGTCGTACTGCCGCGCGAACCAGTTATGGATGCGAAACAGGTCGTAAAGAGCGAGTGGACCCTTGATATACAAGGGACGGATATTGATACCCGAGTGCCAGTCAGCACCACATGACTCACGGAAGGGACCATCAGAAAAGGACTTATCCAGGTTCGGCATAAAGCCAAGAGCCAGAAGTACCTTTACGAGCAGAGGATACGCGGCCGTAGGGATGATAATATCATCTCCAAAAACGGAAACGTCCTCGTCATTCATATCAACGCAGCAGCTTTTGGCTAAAGCGAAAAATATGACGCTCTCAAGAGGGAAGGTAAAACCATTCCCCATTGATGAGAACTTCTCTAACGTGATCTCGGATCCTTCGAACTCAACCACCGCAGTGCGGCAGGCTGATAGAAGGCAGAACCACTCCCACGGGACCAGGTCCATGACCAGGTTGTGGGCGACGGTGTCCGAGGCTGACGACAGGTCCAGCGTTGCTAAAGCGCCGGTAATCGACCCTTCACGGGCGAGCCGCTGGTTGCGACTCTGATCAGTGAGGTCGAGACCATGAGTCTTGAACCTTGCGCACAGAGTGTCGTTAATCCCTAACTGAACCATTTGGTTCAACATGGGTTCGACGGCGATAGTACGTTCGGTCTTCCAACTCTTCGGGACGAGCCGTATCTTCCCGCGATGAATGTCGACGGGGACTACCCACGAATCGTCTGTTTGGGACGTGCTTTGGAAATCCACCCACAAGGGGAGTTCCTCCAAGACACTTCCGACATACGGTTCAAGGGACTCGCTACAAGCGAACCTCTGACTAAGCTTACGCTTTGACGAGGCTGTTCTTTTTATGACTTGCGTCGTTGCGCCAGGGCCGAATCGGAGTTTAAGCTCCGACAGATCCGGGACGGGACCCATCATCTTAGAAATTTTCCGTTGTGCGCGGTGCAACACCGCCTCAACGTCAGGTGGAAAACAAAAAAGTCCATCTGATCTAAGACGAAAGACCTCGTTGGTCTGCCGGCAAAGCTCCTCGGCTGCTTTGAACGTGCCCATTGCTGCCGCCCGCCGGTCGACGCCCAACTCTAGGTCAGGGCGCTTTGAAAAAAGCGCCGTAATCTGACGTGAGTTTAGGCAGTCGCTAGCGGAAAGCTGCGTGTAAGCAGGTACAAAGTTACACAGAGCAAGAACGTCACGACGACTAATACAATCATCGAGATATTCCCGCGTTGTGCTCGAGTTAATCCTCGAACAAATCCTGTGCGCGATTTCAAATAGGAAATCATCGGTCTCTTTCGAAGTAGAAACCTCATCCCAGCGGACAAACGTTCGCATATACACTCCTATATATTTGGAAATGTAGGGTAACTCTGGCAACATGCCTTAAGACACACCGGAGGATTCCGGCGTAGCACCGATTAAGTCGGGGCCACCAAGGTGTCAAAGAGTTCGGGGAGGGGGCCCGCCGTAGCGGCTGCAACACTGGTCGAGATATTCCCGGCCAGGTTGATAGCCATTTGGCGAGCGAGACGACGACCCGCAACATCGGACCGCTCATGGAAGAATCCGGTCATCACGACCGTGTTCTCATAAGCGACCTTCGGTGCGGCAGTGTAGCCGGCAGAATTCTGACCGGATACACTTTCCATCACAGGAACGACGACTCGCTGTTCCACCTTATGTACGCCCGACTTCAGGCGCTCGTGCGTCATGGAGACGCGCGGGCACGCATAGGTCGGGACACCGGAAAGGTTCTCGCGCCATTCGGCACGAATAGAACCCTTCTCACGCGTTACGCTAATAGCGGTCAGCGTGTGGGACACAGGGGTGGAAGCACCGTCAAAGACGGTGATATTCGCAATTTGCGACATAGATTTCTCCAGTTACTACGGTTGCTTGAGAAATACAACCGAGGCCGTAAAGCAGTTAAGAAAAAGCGCAAGCTAACGCTTGAGCTGGCTTAACAGGGCGACCGCATTCGCGCAGTGGCGCCAGGATGCCGCTTTCTCCAGACCTTTGGAGGTCGGAAGAGGAACGGATAGACTGGCCGAGACGGTACGGCTGAACGAGATTTTCGTGTTCCCAACCCCGGCATTTCCATTACGGAAGCTACGAGGGTAAGTAGCAGAAGCACTCGTGTACAGACCATTCCATTTCTCGAACTTCTTGTCAGAAGTAACGAAGAGTCCTGTCAGGCTCGACGCGAGACCACGTGCGGAAAGATAATTGCCTATCGGAATGAACCAATCGACAACAAACGAGTAAGGAACAACCTCCCAGGCGATGGACAAAGGGTCCACCAACCCAGAAAGCTGTGCTACACTCTTTTCAGAAATGTAGGCTATGATGGTCTTCCTCCGCGCACTTTCGGGCGCAAAGATCGACATACCATAGTTACTCGGTTTAGGGACTAACTTCACTTTACGTGAAACCCTCACCCTTGTCTGAAGAGGCCAATTGAGGTGATGCGCGAGAAATTGCGCGCCCTCGTGGCAGTCAGATAGGAGAGGGAGCCATCCATATTGCAACTCGAGCCATGAATTCGCGACGGTCTTACGACCAAGCCTCTCACGAGGTGTGCCGCGAACAAGGAGCGTAGACGCATGTGCAAAGTTACCCTTACGGGCGGCCTTGTACGCGTTGTAGATCCTTGTGGCAGAGTCTGCAATCATAGCAAGAGCGGGCTTCGATTCGGCAAGGAAGACCCCAGCATTAAAGCTGGAGCCGGCCACAGCCTCGCGAAGCTTACCCAGCAGCGCGATGTCATCATTTGAGCCCCAGGGATCCGTAAAACCAATGGCGTTTGTAAACCCGGAATTTAACCCGGTACACGTCTGCCATGTAGTTGGAGGATATGCTGAGTACTCGAAGACTTGATCGTTTAGCAGCTGGTCGCTCATGCTATAGGAATGAGGTACCATAGCTCTAGCCCTTTTTGGAGGCTTTTCGCTCACCCAGTAGAATTTCTTCTTCCGGGTAATAGTAATAATCTCCTTGCCAGCCCGGCAGCGGATTTTCACGTAGACGTTTTCACGTTCACGCTGATACCGCACGGGTTTAGCAGGCGGATTATCACCACCGCTCCATATACGGGTGCCACTGTTTATAAGAACAGTACCGGCACCAGCAGAGGTGGAGACAGGCGTTGACGAACCGTGGACCTTGGTCCCGTTAGTCATGGCCGCTCCCCCGGATCTCACGATCTTGGGGGACGCCGGGAAGCTGACTAGGCTTCTCGAGCGTAGAAGGTCCTTTCGTCCAGTCGAAAGGAGAGGCAGGCATAAGCATGGACACGATCGCTTCCAGGATCTCGAACCCTTCGGCCACTGTGATGTGGCCGTCGGATTGAGCCTGGAAAATAATCTGCCGTACATCGTCAAAATCGACGTTGAAGCTGGTCTTTTCGGTTGCCAAGACTTGGCGAACCAACCAGACAAAGGTCGCGACTGACACCTGCATTTTATCTCTCCTTAGATAGAC